AGAATACAACAAAGCAAAGTATATCAAACTCCTCGGAGAATACATTAACAAATTTATTCAAGATAAACTGGAACTCTATGGAACCGAATAAAGAACTAGAACAGGCAATCGAGAATAAATTCTTGACTCCATCTAAATTTGCAATGGAAATCGAAAAGATTGTTGCAGAAGAGGAAGACTTCAATTACATTGATGCAATATGTTACTATTGCGAAACTAACAATATTGAGGTAGAATCAGTATCGAAGTTAATATCCAAACCTTTAAAAGAAAGATTAAAATGGGATGCAACCCGTCTTAATTTTATGAAACCTACATCAAGAGCAAAATTGCCTTTATAATGAAAAAATCTGAATTAATACATTGGAGATTGCAAGCGATGCTTCGTGAACATTCTTTCCCTGACTTGCAGTACTTAGGTGTTAGACCTGATAGTGTTGGTATAGATCAACATTGGTATAGGATAGGAGAAGCAGAAGTTCCTGTTGACTCAATTACAGAATTAGATAGTGAAGAGGAAGAAGATGAAAGTGACTCCATTTGAAACCTACCAATCATATCTATCAATGAAAAGTCATTTTACTAACCGTAAGTATGACTTTTTTCGATATGGTGGTAAATCTCGTGCAACAATGTCATCCTTCAATAAAAGAAAGGATAAGTATTGGTTTGAAAAAACATCAAGAAAATACTCTGATGGTGAGATAGTTGACTTTTTACTCGCTAACTTTGTCACTACAGATAATCCAAAGAATCTATGGATAGGTGAGATTATAAACTCTGGAGAAAGAACTTATGCAGATTGGATGAGAAGAAAACAGAGTATTTCATACTTATTTAAAGAAGAATCAGAAAAATTATTAGAAGAGAATGAGTTAGTAGAATTATTTGAGTGTGGTAAAGGACATCCGATTATATTAAAGAGATTTTTAGGTGGGGATATCTCACTTGAAACTTTTGTAATATATGATATAATATTTTCATTCTCAGAAAAGTTTGATGAGAAATTACTTGATCCCGTTTGGGAGACAGTTAGTATGAAAATAAGGAAATATAAACCTTTCCTAAATATTAATGTATTCAACTTTAAAAAAATACTACGGGAAATCGTAAATGAGTGATTTTTTTGATTCCGATATAGTTCGTGAAGAACTACAAGAGATAAACGAATTGCAGATGTCTATTTACAAGAATGCAATGAAGTTTGGAACTTTTAGTCGTGAAGATAAAGTTGACCACATTGAAAGACTTACTGAATTATTAGAAAGACAAAAAGTAATGTACACTCGCATTAGTCTTTCTGATGACCCAGAAGCAATTGACCTTAAGAATCATTTGCAAAAATCTGTCGAACTAATGGGTTTCCCAGAAGGAACTGATATGTTGCTTTTATTCAGTGGTATGTCAAATACTATTGAGACTCTTAAGAAGTCTATTGACAATTGATTATTAATCTGCTATAATCCAATTATCTAAAATATCCAATTTATCCGAGGTATCCAAATGTCTTTTAAAGACCTAAAAAAACAGTCTAAACTTGGCTCACTTACTGCAAAGTTAGTAAAAGAAGTCGAGAAGATGAACAACACGGGCGGTAACGCTGATGACCGTATCTGGAAGTTAGATGTAGACAAAAGCGGTAACGGTTATGCTGTTATCAGATTTCTACCTGCACCCGAAGGTGAAGATTTACCATTTGTAAAACTATATTCTCACGCATTCCAAGGTCCTGGTGGATGGTTTATTGAGAACTCACTCACTACTCTTGGACAGAAAGACCCAGTTTCTGAGTACAATTCATTACTCTGGAACAACGGAACTGACGCTGGAAAAGAAACAGCAAGAAAGCAGAAGCGTAAACTTACTTACGTCTCTAACATCTATGTTGTTAAAGACCCTGCTAATCCTGAGAACGAAGGTAAAGTATTTCTATACAAGTATGGAAAGAAAATCTTTGACAAACTTACAGCAGCAATGCAACCTGAGTTTGAAGATGAGGAAGCAATCGATCCATTTGATTTCTGGCAAGGTGCTAACTTCAAGTTAAAAGCAAAGAATGTTGCAGGATACAGAAACTATGATAGTTCTGAATTTGCTGCACCAAGTCCTTTACTTAATGACGATGATGCAATGGAATCTCTCTGGAAAAAACAGTTCTCACTTGCTGAGATTGTTGCACCAGACCAATTCAAGACATATGATGAGTTAAAGACTCGTCTAGACTATGTTCTTGGAAATAAGAAGTCCGCTGCACCACAGTTTGAAGAAGAAGATATTGATCGTGGAGAAGCAGAAGAGTTAGTAACTGCTGCTGTATCAAAACCAACTCCTGCAGTAGCAGAAGAAGAGGATGACGCACTATCATACTTCGCTAAACTTGCAGAGGAGTAATGAAATATAATCAACTCTGCCTTACTCTCTTAGTAATCGCAGCTTGGATTAATTTAATTTTTAAATAGGGGTCTTCGGACTCCTTTTTTATGAACTAATAACGTTTGTATTTTCAGTGGCAACAAGAGAAGAACTAATATAACTTGAACTCTTATCATATTTGACTACGTTTCTTAAATCATTTATGAATGTCTGTAAATAATTTACATCTAACACATCTATTTCACTTTTATCTCTATTGACGGAATACTCAAATTCTAAATTAGTGACAGCACGAGCAATTTTATCAGTTAATACTGTAAATTCATCTTTATCGTCAAGTTGAGTATATCCCGCTTGAGACCTTAATGTATATTTCGTGCTTGGAAATTTATGTATAGTGCCATCAATTTTAAAATCAGCGTCAACAATTAAATTTGGTGGCAGTATCTGACGATCTTTATCATCCCTGATTTCAAAAGTCTCATAATATTTAATCTCATTCATTTTCTGTACAGAACCATATTTTGATAAAGCATAATCATAAACTTGATGATCTCTTAAAGGCCATTCGTGATTGATATTAATTATATTCGCCACTAAAATAACAATATAATCTAATCTTGAATCACCATACAGTCTCTCAGCGATTATATCGGGTCTTTCTCCATCACGTATATAATATTTGTTTATTACAGTTGCTGCACCTTTTAAATAATCAAATAATTTTGTGCGACGGAAAATATTTTTAATTATAATATAATCAGTTGATGAATTTTTATGTAATAAAGGTGATTGATATGCAATATTTGGTAATTCTTTAAAGTATCCCATTAGAATCCAACTCCATTTCCTGACCCATTTCCTGGTAAATAATCCTCTGCGTAAATAGGATTTATTTCTTTAAAAGTAACATCCATTCTTATATTTACTGGAGTACCATCGCTATATGAAGCATAAGTACCAGCGTTTGTATAATTTAAATTCATACCTGTTAGAGCACATAATTTAAAATTATTCAAAAATGGATGGTCTTTTCCATCTCTTAGGTATTGAAGTTGAAATAAATCAGGTGATTTTACGAAAAGTCCTTGAGCATTTTGATTAAATTCCCCTGCTTTTGCTGACATACTCATTTTTAATGCTCTTATTATTTTTTTTACAACATCTGATTCTTTTGGTGTTCTAGGGGTAAATGTAATACTATATGGAAAAGTTCTTAAATTTACTCCTTGAAATAATAATTCTAAATTATTATTTAAAATCTGACCTGTTGTTCTTGCGATTAAACTTTGGGGTGTAACGTTTCCACCTAGAGCATTAATAGCTGCACCAGCAAGACCCGCTCTAATAGCGTTTTGTGTTTCAAGAGTTACACCAGGAACTTTTACACCAGCTTGTAAAATTTGAATCGCTTTTCTCCCATCATTTATCGCACCTACTCCTCCTTTTTCTATTAAATCACCTGCAATTGACGCACCTGCAAGTTCTATTGCATTTATTTTATCATCACCCCAAGTTACAGATTGTGAGTCTTGTAACTCTTGAGGCATTGGCAATTCGATATTAAATTTTGTAAGTTTTTTTTGTTTATTTGCATTTCTTATTCTAGTATCAGCGTTAGTAAATGTTGGTTTTAATTCTACATCTTTAAAATCATTAGCAATTCTTTCTTCCCTATTAGGAATATATTTACTATCAATTACCTCCCCTGTAGCTTTATCTTTTTTTACTCCGTAAAAATTTTTAACCTCTACCTTAAAATCATCACCACCTGATGCTACATATTCTATACATTTTATTCTAAGTGTATCTCCAGTTACTTCTTGATTTGTTCTAGCTACAGGGTATGATAAATATCTATCTTCACCATTAAGAAAATTTTGTCTAATTGTGGGGTATGGTGGTTGACTACCGCTTGGTGAGACACCCATCATTCCTTGTATCTGTTCTTTACTATACCCGCTTGCGTTACCTGCGTTCATATCGACCTAATTTTTAACTATTTAGTATGATTTTGACAAAAGGTAGAGTCCTTAAGTCTCTTAACTCCATTTCATCTACTTTATACAGACCACCGACCACTTCTGGAAAGGTATATTGCCTCATTTCACCCCAATGATAATTCAATCCTTTGAATCCCCATTGAAATACATCAGTCACAGCAACAAGTGGATGTGAATCATATGCAATGCCTGGTGTTTTAGCACGATATACAAAAACATAGTAATTACCTGCTTCAGGAACATTACTTCCTTCAGTTAACACATCTAATATTTCTGTTGCTAAATCATCGGGACTTTCCGTACCGATAAGATTTTTCATTATAGGATCTATACGACTCATATGTCTAACTCTTTTTCTGTGATTACTTTAAATTCCCACATTCGGTCAGCACAATATTCTCTTGCTGCTTTCCATTTTGCTTGGTTTCTTGCATATTCAAATGCTTCACGAATATAACCTTTGGTTTGTCTTTTTGGTTTCTTTGGTTTTGTTGTTTGTTTCAATGGTTTAACTTCAATTAGATATCTCTTTATTTTACCTGTGTTCTCTTGAACTTTAATATAAAAATCTGGAAAATAACGATGCACTCGACTATCATGGGGTGATATATATGGAAGAGCAATCTCTTCACTTCCCCACTCTAATATCTTTGCATTTTTATCACAATACACCATAAACTTTCTTTCCCAGAGTGATCTGTAAATGATATTGGTTGGATCACCTTTGTACTTTCTAGGAAAGGAAGGATAGTATTTTCCCCTATAAGCCATCTAAATAACTATATTATAGAAGTATTTAGAGTGCCAGCACCAAGACCAAGAGGAATATCAGATATATTGCCTAAGTTACAAAGAGTAGCTCAGACATCAAAATTTCTTGTAAAATTTGTTTTACCAAATAGTCCATTAAGGACACATATGAGGAAAAAAGGAATAAATGATCGTTTTATTTCTGATAACATAGGACTATTATGCAGTGACGCAGTGTTGCCAGGTAGTAATATGGCATCTTCAAATATTGCAGGAGATTATCAGGGATTAGTAGAAAAATTCGCACATACAAGACAGTTTACTCAAATCAGTTTTGATTTCTATGTTGATTTAGAATACAAATCATTAAAATTTTTAGAACATTGGATGGAATATATCTCTGGACAGTCTAATGCCGACCCTTCAAGAGATTCATATCATTTTAAAATAGCGTATCCAGATGAATATAAGTCAAATGATACGAGAATCGTAAAGTTTGAAGCAGATCACTTTCAATTTTTAGAATATCGTTTTATCGGATTATTTCCCATCGCTCTAAATTCAACGAGAGTTTCTTATCAGAATTCAACTATATTAAAGGCAACAGCATCATTTAGTTTCGATAGATATGTTTGTGGCGAATCTAATTCACTTGCAAGAGCACTGGGTATTGATCTTAATAATAGAAGCAGAAGAACAGGAAATGGTACAATAAATTACAATAGTACAGCCTCTTTAAATGAAGTTATGGATGGAGTTTCATTATTAAATCGTGATACGATATATCAATATGGACCAAGAACAACAACAGGAAGTGATACATCAAGAGATGCACCTCAAGTACCTTTCTCACCACCTTATACAAGATAGGTTTTAAAAACCCCTATAAATAATTTTATGAAGTGTAGTAATTATCATGCCATTACCAACCATATCAACTCCAACTTATGAGTTAACTCTTCCTTCATCAAACAGGAAAATTAAATATAGACCGTTTTTAGTCAAGGAGGAAAAGATTCTTATTTTAGCAATGGAATCTCAAGATACTAAACAAATTGCGAGAGCAGTTAAAGATGTAATTTCTCATTGTATATTATCTAAAGGAATAAAAGTTGAAAAATTAGCGACTTTTGACATAGAATATCTTTTTCTAAATATCCGTGGAAAATCTGTTGGAGAGCAAATTGAAGTGATGGTTACTTGTCCTGATGATGGTAAAACGCAAGTGCCAGCATCAATTAATGTTGACAGCATTAAAGTACAAAAGGATGAAAACCATTCAACTGACATATCTTTAGATGATGTTTATACTCTGAGGATGAAATATCCTTCACTGACTGAATTTATTAAAAATAATTTTAGTGCAATGCAGGAGATGAATGTAGATGATACCTTCGATTTAATCGCATCTTGTATAGATCAGGTTTATTCAGAGGAAGAGTCTTGGGCTTCAGAGGAATGCACTAAGAAGGAGTTGACAACTTTTATCGAGTCATTGAATACCAGTCAGTTCAAAAAAGTTGAAACATTTTTTGAAACCATGCCTAAATTATCACATACTGTGACTGTTACAAATCCAAATACAAAAAAAGAAAATGAAGTTAAAATAGAGGGGCTGCAGAATTTTTTCGGATAAGTATGGCACACGAAGATTTAGTGTCATACTATAAATTAAATTTTGCTTTGATGCAGCACCATAAATATAGTTTAACTGAACTTGAGAATATGATACCTTGGGAAAGGGAAATATATGTCTCTCTTTTACAACAGTATGTTGAGGAAGAAAACTTAAAAGCACAACAAAATAATGGATGAGGAACAAGGTCTAGCGTCACCAATCGCAGGTGGATTAAGAGGTATTAGAAGAAGTGTATCTTCTAGTATCTTTACTGGTCGTGCTGTTCCACAACAAGTTCAAGGTGATACAATCTCACAGAATTTGATATCCAAAAATTCTTTAACTTTAGAAAGTGTTTCAGGACAACTTTCAGGAATTACACAACAAGTTTCAAGTATTAATAATTCGTTAGATGCAATAAAAAATAACTTACAATTAAGTGATACATTAGAAAGACAAAGACAAGCAGCAAAAGAAAGAAGAGAGGCGATATTAGCAGAGCAGGGATTAAGAGAAGGAAAAGAATCAGATTTAGAAAAAAGGGTTCAATTTGCTTTACTTACCCCAGTAAGGAGAGTATCGCAGGTAGCCAAAGGTATATTAGGAAGGTTAACAGATGCCTTCTTATTCATAGCGGGTGGTTGGTTAATTAATACAACATTGACATTTTTGAGATTAAGATCTGAGGGTACTGTTGAAGAGATGAAAGAATTTAGAAATAAGTTGATAGCTAATCTGTTAATATTGGGTGGAATAATGGTGGGTGTAACTGTTGCATTCAGTAAGTTGCTTCTGCTGACAGCACTCTTCAAAAAATCTTTATTATCGATAATAACGACTGGTTTTATAAAGAAACCTTTTGCATTATTATTTGCATTTATTGGAATGAATCTACTTAAATTCAAAAATATGTTACGACTTGGGATAGTCGGTCTATTTCAGAAAGGAGCTCAAGGAGGTGCGAATGCAGCAACTCAATCAGGTAGAGATGCAAAAATATTATCAGATGCAGCAGTAGGAACTGGTGCTGTTACTACAACAACAGCGTTCTTTCCAAACAAAGCTAGACAAATTCAAAATGTCGGTAGAAGAATTTTCGGAAGACCTATTGTAACGCAGGAAATGGCTGCAGCGGCTGATGCCAATGTTGCAACTAGATTAGGCAAAAATAAAATTGCATCAACTACATCAAAAACATTAAATTTTGGTGGAAAACTATTAAATACTTTTACTAAATTAGTATATGTTGCAGAGGGTTTATTTGAATTTGGTGACTATAAAAAGAGAGGAAATAATAATTTTCAAGCATTCATAGGTGCATCTACAAGAGGAATAACCAAATACTTATCATTTAGTGCTGGAATGAAAGCTGGTGGAGTGATTGGAGGTGCTTTAGGAGGACCGCCTGGTGCACTGATAGGTGCTATACTTGGTGGTATTGGTGTGAGTTTATTTGGTATAGATGAGGGAGCTGGAAATCTTGTTGGAGGGATAGCAGATACGGCAACGGGCGCAGTGCCAGAAGGAAAAATGAGATTAAATGATGGAACGATTGTTGATGATCCTTCTTTACGAGAAAATAATGTTTCTGGTGTAAGTAATGATACTAATGAGGATGTTGTAATTACACCAACAAGTGTTGATACTGCGTTAGGTGGTGCGATGGTGGTGCCATTTAAATCAAGAGAGGAAAACATAGATCAGAAATTGGCTTTGAATGAAGATGTAGAAGTAATAAACGTACCATTACAGGGAAATAGCACACCTCAAACTGCAATTTCAGGTCCAAGTAAAGTTGGTGCAGGTAAAGTGCCTAAATTTCCAACATTAGATTATGCAAATAATTATGTAGTAGTTGCAGAATCAATATTTAATGTTAGTGCAGTATAATGTCAATACAAAAACAAAGAAATTCATTAATAAGTTCCTCTAATAGTATAAATTCAATACGTGATTCTGTATCCAATTTTTCAAAAGGATTGGGAAGAACAAGTTCACTTGCGAGTGGAATTATAGATCAGACAAGAAAGACAAATATTTTTACATCTAGGTTAATAAGAAAAGATGATGAGTATTTTAATAAGAGAAGAGAAAATGTAAGGAGAAAACAAAGGGAAGATGAATTAGAATCAACTTCTATAAGAGGTGTAGAAAAAAAACAAGGTAATATAGTTCAAAGAAGCACAAAAGGATTTTTGGGAAGAATACTAGATTTTTTTGGTATAGTTTTGATAGGATGGTTTGTAAATTCTTTACCCAAAATATTAGATTCCATAACAGCACTCATTAAAAGAATTACTCAATTAACCACTTTTTTAAGTAATTTTATAGAAGGAGTTAGTGACTTTTTCGTTTCGATGGGACTAGGGTTAAAAGAGGCTATGGAATCTCTCCCTAAATTTGATTTTTTAAAACTAAGAAAGGAAATTACAGATGAAACTGATCAGTCTGCTGGTGCTTTAACTTTACTTAATTTAGAATTTCAAGATGGACTTATTGATTTCGATAAAGCTGTAGAAGCTGAGGTAAAAACAAAAGATGTCAATAAAGATTTAGAAATGCAATATGGTGGTGGAATAGATGAAGCATATGAAGAAGGAATGGCTGAGGCGACGCAAGAACAAGATCAACAAAATCAAGAAGAGGAGCAGAAGAAAGATAATGATAATTTAGAGGATATAAGTATTTTAAGGGGTATTCAAGGTTTTGCAGATATAATAACTGGAAATAAATTTGATTTTGATAATAAAAATGAACAGGAGGATACTACTGAAGAAAGTGGTAATGTAGATCAGACTGAAGAACCTTTTTCAATAGACCCAATAGATAAAGAAATTGATAAATCCGTTGATTTAGTTAATAAACAAAAAGAAAAAGATTCACAGATTGTAAGTGATAATGAAAAAGATATTCAACAACAACAAAAAAAATTAAAATCGACGATAGGTGATGTAAGTAAAAGAGATTTAAATAAAAAAAAGAAAATAGTTTCTCCATTATTAGCAAGAAGATTTAAAGAAAAAACTGCAAAAAAACCTATCACAGTAAATGGTGTAAACTATAATCCTGGTGATGAAGGATATGATGACGCAATTAATATGATAAAGGGAGTAGCATCAGAGGCTGGTGCAATATTACCAATTAGAGGAGATGAACGAAACCTTGTTAAAAATAAAAAATCTGGTGGGACTACTCTTATTATACAGGAAGTTGCAGTCAATAGAGGCAACACTCCATCAACTGGTGGTAGTGGAGAGGGAACTATGGAAACATTTAATATTAGCAGTGACCCAATTAAGAAAGCTCAGACACTTATATTGAATAGCTAATGTCAGTAAATAAATCATTATACGAAGAATTCATTATATCATCAGGAGACGGCTCCACTACTGTTGATATAGCAGCAGGTGTCGTTAACTTCACATATTATGAAAATTTATTTTCACCAGTAATTACAGCTAGAATAGTTGTAGTTAATACTGGTGGAGTTGTACCTGGCAAAGATGGTAAATTGCAATCTCTTTATAATGGTTTACCATTAAGAGGAGGTGAAAGAGTTTCAATTAAGATTGCTGCAAATTCAGGAACTAATCAATCTCTTGATTTTACAGAACCTACGAAAAATTTTTACGTTAGTGGTATAGAAAATGTGATGATTGATGGGGAGCGTGAGAGTTTGGTTTTGAATTTAGTAAGTAGAGAAGCAATTACAAATGAAACTGTACGGGTTGGCAAAAAATTTTCAACAGATTCTAATATTTCTAATACTGTAAGAGATATTTTAAAAAATTATATAAAAACTGATAAAATTAATCAAATAGAAACCACTATGAATAATTATGGTTTTATTGGAAATATGAAAAAACCATTTCAAATATTAACTTGGTTAGCAAGCAAATCTATATCTGGTGAATCCGAGGAGTCGTCAGGGGGTAATAGTGCAGGATTCTTTTTCTATCAAACTAAGGACGGTTTTAATTTTAGATCTATTGACTCTTTAGTAGAACAGGAACCTTTTGACAGAGACTATAGGTACGCACCAAATGTAATTAGCACTGAAGATCCAAATAAAGATTTCAAAATAATTGAATATAACATCAATCAAAATATTGATTTGATGAATAAACTTGAGAGAGGTGCATATAGTAGTCAAAGATATTATATAAATCCAGTTTCATTCGCTCCTTACATTAATCATTTTAAATCATCAGATTATGTTAACAATATTAAAACTTTAGGTGACAATGAAGTAGAATTTCCATCTGCACCTATGTCAGAAATAGAGGATGATGTATCTTTAGGAAATACTCCAACCCGTATATTCACTGCAATGTATGATGTTGGTACATTAGAAGAAAATGCAAGTAAGAGAGGTTGGAATGATCCTGTAGAAAGAAATGCTGACCCAGTGATGATTGACGCACAATCAAGGATGAGATATAGTTTATTACACACTCAGGTGGCAGAGTTGGTTGTACCACTTAATACTAATTTATCTGCTGGCACTATAATAAGATGTGAATTTCCCCGTAACGATTTAGAAAAAAGACATGTTCCAGATTCTGATTCAAGTGGTCTATATATGATCAAAGAGTTGTCTCACTATTATGATGTAGAGGGTTCGTTTACAAGATTAAAATTATTAAGAGATACTTACGGAAGGAAATGATAGAAAATTCTTTAATAAAAACCAATTTTATAGGTAAAGATGGATTTCGATGGTGGATAGGTCAGGTAGCACCAGAAGAGGCACAGGGAGATCAAATTAACCAAGCAGGTGATACTTGGGGTTGTAGGGTAAAAGTAAGAATTTATGGTTATCATCCTGCTGACATAACTGAATTACCTGATAAAAGTTTACCTTGGGCTCAGGTTTTATTATCATCACAGGGTGGATCAGGGAAAGCGAATCGAGCAAGATCAATTCGCATATCGCCAGGTGATACTGTTATGGGATTTTTTCTTGATGGTGATGATGCACAACTTCCTGTAATATTGGGAATATTTGCAAACACTGGATACTATGCAAGTGATGAAGAATATAAAACTCCTTTTCAACCATTCACAGGATATACAAGTAAGATAAAACCAAATAGTGAATTTATATCTAAGAATGAAGGTGGTGATGATTCAAACAAAAGTCAAAAATCACCTAGATTTTTACCCAAAGAAATAGTTGACGATTTAAAAGAACAACAGGAAAAAGGAAAAGAAAAATTAGAGCAACTTGTAGATGCTGATGAATTAAAACAAGTCCTTGAATCTGGAGCATCACAAACAGGGTTGAAAAATACAGCTGCTAATTCAAAACCAATTCTTGAAAATTTAAAAAGACAATTTGAAAATGTTGATACACAAGCTTTTAAGGCAATAGGTCAAGAATTAATATTAGGAAGTGGGAAACAAGCTTCAACTTCCAATACTAAATCAACAAATAAAATTAAAAATCAACTTAAAAATACCTTAAGTGAAGTTAGTAACTCTGTTCCAAAAGATAAGTTTAAAAATCTGGCTGATGGTGCAAAATCCATTGTATCAGCATCGAAACCTATGATTAAAGATATGGTGAATACAACCTTTGATGAATTAGCACCACAACTCAATGGCGGTTTAAATAAACTCTATAAAGATAAATTAGCTGAAGTTTTAGAAAAAACAGGTGATTTAGCTCTCGCAAAGAAAAAAGCTCAAGCAGCTCAAGTAGCAATGGTAGGTCCTGTGATGAACCTTCAAAATCTAATGCCTTGTGCTATTAAAAATATCACGGACAAGTTAACTGGTGATGTTGGAAATTTGCTTGCTGAGTTTACAAATAATGTAGAAAATTTTACTGATTGTATTGGAGATCAGTTTATAGGTGCATTATTTAATGATATGATTAAGGGAATTAATTCAGAGTTATCAGACGCTATAGCAGGTGTAGCTAATATATTCCCAAGTGGAGATATTGAAGGATTATTAAGGTCGAAGGCTGAAGGTCTACTTGGTATTGCAAGTGTTTTTGATGATTGTGATATACCAACCGCTGATTTGGGAGGAAAAACTAATAAGTGGATATTAGGTGTTGGACCTGGTAATTTAAATTTAGAAAACATCGCTGGCAAGGTTCTAGCAATCGCTAACGCAGCACAAGAATTAAAAGAAGCAGCAGCAAGTCCTGGCGGAGTGATTGGTAATCTAGGATTATTTGATTTTATGAGACCAGATGTAAGCACACCAGGTTTTAGTAGCACTTTAAGTGATTGTTACACAGGACCTCCACTTAATTGTTCTGGAATTAAAGTTAATGTATTTGGAGGTGGAGGTCAGGGAGCACAAGTAAATCCTATTTTAGGGGCGATTGTGAGTGACGTTTTTGCAGTGCAAACAGCAAGTTTAATTGGGATGAAAGTTGTTAATCCTGGCAGAGGATATACGTCACCACCATTTATTGAGATAGAAGATACATGTCGTAAAGGTTACGGTGCAGTTGCTAAGTCAGTGATTGATTATGATCCAGCATCACCTACATATCAGCAACTAACTGATGTATTTGTTGTCACAAGCGGTGAAAACTATCCTGTGATAGAACCAGAGGAGGGTGATGAAGGACCATATACTGTCGATCACGTTGTTGTAGTAAAGCCAGGTCAAAATTATAAACAAGAGGATGTTATAACTGACCAGAAAGGTAATGTATATGAAAAATTTTTAGATGACAGGGGTAGAATATTAAACGTAATTCCACCTAATCCATCTACTAATAATTTAGAAGAATTTACTACCTTACCAGAATTAGAAATTCAATCATCAACTGGATTTGGAGCATTGTTAAAAGGTCAATTAGCACCAAGACCGTCCTATCAAGGTGAGGTAAAGCAAGTTATAGATTGTATATCTCCACGTAATGCTAACATTGTTGGGTTTATAAATGGTGAACCATATTATGGTCCGTTTCACGTTCACCCAACAACAGGTGCTAAGATGGTTGGGGCTGCACACACTACAACACCTCATGCTATAATATATAATACACCACAAGAAAGTAGAACATCTAGATCCATAGTTGCCACATCTACTTCTTATACAACCGTTTCCTCATCAGCAGTTCAGACAAATGTTTCCGACACCACTACAACGAGTCAGTCTGATACAAGTACTATCACTCAAACTGACCCAGTTGACACATCAAGTCAACAAACGACTGGACAGAGTTACACTCCTCCTCCTTCTAGTCCTCCTAGTGGTGGCGGGTCTTCGGGATCAGGTGGTGGATCGTCGGGAGGCGGTGGATATGGAGGAGGGTACTAAATAAAGTATGACTACACCAGCAGAAAATCAAAATTGGCAGAAGAGACAATATGACTCTTTTGGTCCACATTTTAGAATCGAAACAGCAAATCCAGAGCTAGGAGCTTGTGGAAATATAGCGTATAATTTATACGGGTACTCAGATTCAAAAGATGTAAGTAATGTGGGTATGATGGGTGATGGGCAGTTTCAAATATTTGCAGATCAATGTATCACAATTGCAGGAGGAGCCAGTGTTGATGGTGGAGGATTATGTGTCAATATTGTAGGAACAAAAGGTGATGTTGCAATATCTGCAGAGGCAAATGGTGATGTGAGAATAAAAGGAAGAAATATTTTTTTAGATGCTGCAGAAAATATTGAGTTGACTACAGGTGGTAAAGTTGACATTGATTCAGCAGAATTGATAGCAACAACACAAAATACAACAAGAATAAACGCTAGAAAAACTAGAATAAGTGGTAATAATATTGATATTGGTGGTAAAACAAATATTACTTTAATAACACCTAAAGGATCAATTAAAGTTAAAAGGATAGTAGCAAGAGATGTTAACTGGGCTACACAAGTTTTTGCTGGAACCTCAGTTCCAAGTAGTGCACTTAATTCAATCTAATGACTGATTTTAAAAAAGGAGGTGCACCCACTCCTGATTACGATAGCGAAGATATAAATTACGTCAATCAAAAGACAGAATTTTCTGATGATGTTTTCGTATATGGTAAATTATACGCAGAACTATCTGGTGATATTATCCCTGATTCTGATAATAAATTTGATTTAGGTTCACCAACAAACAGGTGGGCTAACTTATATACAGGTGATTTGGAATTATCTAATCTTGAAAGAGGTGGAAATGAAGTAGACGGAACAGAGGGAATATGGACTCTTCAAGAGGGAGAAAATGATATATTTTTAATTAATCGTAAAAACGGAAAGAGATATAAAATTAAAATGGAAGAAGTTTGATACTTGACTAATTTTATACATATGCTATAATAACAATTATATATTCTCACGAAATGGACGATTTTATATACGAAGTGGTTGTAGACATCTGTTCTAGAACCTTTATATTAAAAAGCGACAAGGCTGAAAATAAAATAATTGTATGTGAAGATGTTGATGAATTTATGAGAGTTTTGGAAGTTTGTGACAAAATGCTTGAACCAGGAATGATTGTTTATGCAGATTTAGCACTTACCTCAGATAAATAAATGAAATACAAGATAACTACCAACTTCTGTTGGTTTCGTGGCGGTAGTATGATCGTCAAAATGTATTTCATAAATGGTATGCCATTTACATTTGATGAATTGCCAGAAGGACATTTAAGAGATCAAGACCTAATTAAAGAAGCAGATAAGCATCGTACATACAACGATGACGAAATGTATCAATATTATGGATACCTTGTAGAAGAAGAATTACACCCGTGTTTGTTCGCAGTCGATTTAGAGAACCCAGAAGAATTGCCAGATGATATCTCAATTCATATAGACACGGAGGAGTAACCAGCTAAATAAACCTAGTATGTACGGTCTATTGATCTCATTTATTGTAGTTAAAAAAGATGCCTCTTAATAAGTTAGAGAATTTTATAAAGAATACTGAGGGTCGTGTTCTTTATGTAAATCCAAATGATCTTGATTCCACTGATGGTATAGAGAATCAAGGTAATTCATTAACCAAACCCTTCAAGACGATTCAGAGAGCACTGATAGAGGCTGCTAGATTCTCATATCTTCGTGGAAATGATAACGACTTAGTAGAAAGAACAACGATATTAATATTTCCAGGCGATCATATAATTGATAATAGACCAG